AGCAACTTCTTCAGGAAGAATAACAATTGTGCCTACTCCAAGCTCAGCTTTTATGTATAAATTGCATTATAATGCTAGACCTTTAGGATTGAGTTCAGCAAACACAACAACTTTTTTAAGTTTAAATTTTGGCAATGGACTTTTATATGCCTGCTTGGTAGAAGCATTTAGCTATTTAAAAGGCCCAATGGATATGCTACAATTATACGAACAAAAATATCAAACCGAAGTACAAAAATTTGGTGGAGAACAAATAGGTAGAAGAAGACGAGACGATTATACGGATGGTGAACCACGTATACCCGTTCAGTCTCCGACACCGTAAGGATTAAAATATGGCAACACTAACAGTAAAAGTAATTGAAGAAATCACATTAAACAACAATAGTTATAATAGCGAAAGATCATTAGATATTTCTAGTGTTAATGAAATTGTTAAAAGAATAGTTACAATATCAACAACAGAAACAGGCTTACTGGGTTTTGCTACAGCCTCTTCAACAGATTTATCAAAAAGTTATTTAGCAGGTCAATTTGATGAAGACGATGTTAGATACATTAGAATTACAAATTTAGATTCAACTAACCACATTACATTAACATTTAGAGATGAAGATAGTACAGAGTTTGCAATTAAAGTAGACGCTGGTCACTCATTTATATATCCAGGTGACAATAGTGGTGGTGTTGTAGATACTATGCATGCGGGAGGATCTGCATTAACAGTATCATTAAATGATTTAGTAGACATAACAGCAACTGCAGATACTGATTCATGTGATGTAGAAGTATTTGTAGGAAGCGCATAGGAGAATAAATGGCATCAAGTTTTACAGGTCTTGGAACAGAACTAATGACAACCGGCGAAAATGCCGGTACATGGGGGACAACTACCAACACCAATTTACAAATTGTAGAACAAATAGCTGGTGGTTATATAGAACAAGACATAGCGGGTTCAGCTGATACAACAACATTAGCTGTTTCTGATGGATCAGCAGGCGCTGTTCTTGCACATAGAATTATAAAATTTACTGGAACAATCACTGGAAATCAAATTGTAACAATTCCTTTAGATGTTCAACAGATGTATGTTTTAGTTAATGGCACATCTGGTGCTTATACAGTTCAATTTAAATATGCTACTGGTTCAGGAAGTTCAGTTACATTTGCTGCAACAGACAAAGGAACTAAACTTGTTTATGCAACAGCTGATCATGCAACTAATCCAAATTTAGTTGATACAGGTATTGCATCTACTGGAGATCATGACTTAGATGGTAATGAATTAATTTTAGATGCTGATGCGGATACAAGTATTACGGCAGATACAGATGATCAAATAGATATTAAAATTGCAGGAGCAGATGATTTTCAATTTACAGCAAATACTTTTACTGCACAAGCAGGCAGCACAATTGCTGCACAGGCATTAACTGCTACTACAGTAACAGCTAGTGGAATTGTAAAAACAGACGACACTACTGAAGCAACTTCTACAACAGATGGATCACTACAAACTGATGGTGGATTATCTGTAGCAAAAGATGCAGTGCTTGGTGATGATGTTAAATTATTAAGTGACTCTGCTGTATTAAGTTTTGGTGCAGATTCAGATACAACTTTAACACATACAGATGGCACAGGGTTAACTTTAAATTCAACAAATAAATTAACTTTTCAAGATACTGGTACTTACATTCATTCAAATGCTGACGGAGATTTAGATGTAGTTTCTGACGGTACAGCAGTTGACTCTATTAATTTAGAATCTGCTGGTGGTATTACACTTGATGCAGGTACAGCTGGAAGTGGTATTGTTTATGAAGATGATGGCACTGAAATGGCTCGTATTCATAATTCATCTAGCGATGTAATTTTAGAAACTAAAGTTTCAGATAAAGATTTTTTAATTAAAGGTAATGATGGTGGCTCAACTGTTACAGCATTAACTTTAGATATGTCTGCAGCAGGTGCAGCAACATTTAATGATAAAATAATTGCAACTGAATTAGATATTTCAGGCAATATGGATATTGATGGTACATCTAACTTAGACGCTGTTGATATTGATGGCGCAGTTCAATTAGATGCAACACTTACAGTTGGTGCAGATGATCAAGGTTATGATGTAAAATTATTTGGAGACACAGCAAGTGCATACATGCTGTGGGATACTTCAGCAGATGATTTAATATTAGGTGGAGCAGCAGGACTTATTGTACCTGATGGTCAATTTACATTAGGGAGCACAGCAGTTAGTGCAACAGCAGCAGAAATTAATTTAATAGATGGTGGCACTGCACGAGGTACTACAGCAGTTGCAGATGGAGACGGCTTACTTGTAAATGACGCTGGCACGATGAGAATGACTAATGTTACAACATTAAAAACATATTTTCAAAGTGGTGTTGGTGTAGCGGCAGATGATATTTCAGCTGGGGATGGAGCAGTTAGTCTTACAACTTCATCAGGTAATATTACAATTGATGCAGCAGCAAATGATTCAGATGTTATATTTAAAGGGACTGATAACAGTTCCGATATTACGATGCTTACACTTGATGGCAGTGATGCTGGTTCTGCTACATTTAATCATGATATTATTTTAGGTAATAACTCTTTTGTAAGATTTGGTGATGCTGGTGAAAAAATTACAGGAGATGGAACAGATTTAACAATAAATTCTAGTGCTGATTTACATTTAACAGCAACAACAGATATTAATGTACCAGCAAACGTTGGGTTAACATTTGGTGATGACGCTGAAAAAATTGAAGGTGATGGAACAGATTTAACAATTTCAGGAAATAATATTAATTTAACAGCAGTAGCAGATGTTGTTATACCTGCGAATGTAGGAATCACATTTGGTAGTGGTGAAAAGATTGAAGGTGATAGTACAGATTTAACAGTTACTTCTGGTGCTAAAATTAATTTAACAGCTACATCAGATGTACATATTCCAAATAATGTTGGAATAGTATTTGGTGGTGATTCAGAAAAAATTGAAGGTGATGGTACAGATTTAACTATATCAGCAAACAATTTAACAGTAGATGCTGCTGCAGATATTAATTTAGACGCTGACGGTGCTGATGTTAATATTAAAGATGGTGGCACAACAATATTATCATTTACAAATAGTTCTAGCGACGCTGTAGTAACAGCAGGCGTGCAAGATAAAGATATTATATTTAAAGGTGATGATGGTGGATCAGCAGTTACTTCATTAACATTAGATATGTCAAATGCAGGAGCGGCAATATTTAGTGCGGCTGCTTATAATGCAGAAGCAACACTTACAGATGGAGCTACTCCTTCTTGGAATGCAATAACACAACCTGTTGCTAAAATAACTATAGCAGGGAACAGGACAATTGGTGAAGCTTCGGGTGGAGTTGCAGGTGCATTTATTTCATTATTAATTATTCAAGACGGGACAGGGAGCAGAACTATGACATGGAACGCTGCGTATGAATTCGCTAGTGACACAGCTCCGACGTTAACAACAACAGCTAACCTTGGAGATCTTTTTGTATTTAGATACAACGGAAGTAAATGGTTAGAAGTAGGGAGGAATTTAGCATTAACGCTAAGTTAATATTATGTTTGCATTAGTAGAAGACGGATCAATAACAAGATACTTTAATGGTAAGCGAGGTTTTACTCTTGGAGAAAATAAATATCCAAAAGCAGTATTTACTTTATGGACTAAATCTGAAAGAGAAGCTATTGGAATTTATGAAATAGAAATGGATTATTCTAAAAGAAAGGATGATCAGTGGTATATTAATACTGATGTTACTTATTCATTTGGAAGTGGTAAAGTTACTGGTGCGTATGGAGACGCTACAGCTAAACCTCATGCAAATGTTAATTGGACACAAGATGAAATTGATAATGGAGAAGCTCCAGATGGAACTGATACTAACACTGTTAGAAGAGAAGGTTTAAAAACAATTTTAATAAGAAAAGTTAAAAAACAAGCTAATCAATTATTGTCAGAAACAGATTGGTACGTAACACGTAAAACTGAAAAATCAACTGCTATCCCTAGTAACATTACAACATGGAGAAATGGAATTCGTTCTAAACAAGCAGCTATGGAAACATCTATTACCAACGCATCAAATACAGCTGCTCTTGAAACTTTATACACTTATGTAAACACAGCTGATGAAGGAGATCCTCCTGTACTGGAAAGACCATTAGGAGAGTTCCCAGAATTAGGATCTTAACATGCCTTTTATTCTTGGAGCAAATGAAATTAAAGATACTGCTTATGATGTAGGTAATTCTTGCAGATTTGACGATGGTAGTTCTGCTAAATTAACACAAACATTTGGCACACCAACTACAGCAAATAAATTTACATTAAGTTTTTGGATTAAAAGATCATCTTTTCAAATTGGCACTAATACTCAAAATATTTTAAATACTGAAACAGGAAATTTAGAAGAATTTATTAGATTTGAAGAACAAGATAGACTTCATATATTTTTTCAAAACAGTGCTGGTGCCGCAA